GGAGATGCCGTCCCCAATCCCAAATTCTGGCCCGTGTTTATGTAGTTATCGCCGTTTGTTCTGAATCGGACAACAGCGTTGGCGAGAGTGGCTAGTCTAAATTCTGGAGTTGAGGCTTCAATATGTAGAGTTGCTGCTGGTGTAGTTAATCCTCCGATGCCAACAAGACCATCCCTAAACACCATGTAACGGTTGGTGTCGCTACTGTCGCCTATCGCTCCATATAGTGTATTAGCAGAGAGCCTTAATTTTTCTGCGGTTCCACACTCCAACCTTAAATGTGGTCTGTTGTTTGACGCTGAAGAAATTTTAATTCCACTATCTGCGCCGACCACTTCAAGGGGATTGTCTGGTGCGGTTGTACCGATGCCAAGCGAACCAAGGTGATTTAATGTCAGTTTCGTAGCGGGAGTGCCGTTGCCAATATTGTGCTTAAAATAAACTTTACCGTTAGCCCCGTCATTTTCAATTACGAACGCAGCCGTTTCCGAGGAACCATTAGTACCATCTATTCTAAACGTATTTACGTCATCAGCACCGTATGCTCCAATGTGCAAGTTGTGAGTGGTAGTTGTGCCTCTCATTCCTATAGCCACTTGGCCGCCATAGGGCTGTACTTCTACATATCCAGCATTAGACCCATTATATGTTTGCCATTGAAAATGCGCCGTACCCCAATGACGTATGTAGCTGGAGTTGTTAAACACGTTGGGCTGGCTCATCACAATCATGTTTGTCTGGCCAGTTAGGTATAAATTAGGAGTGCCACCTACTGCATGAGAAGACCCTGCTCCTATAGAAAGAGTGTTAGGAGTCGCATACAAAACATTGGACGTTCCCCCTACGTCAAACCGAATGTACTGTGCTGCATGAGAGGCTAGTATTCTGGTGTTCTCGTTATCCCAATGCAGGGAGTTGCTATTAGCCAACCTCAACGCTCCACCCTCTACAATAACGTCACTTGCTTGCCCTCCAGAACTTGTAGAAGTGCTTAAATAAATTTTGGAAGTTGAACCAGTATTGGCTGGGTATGAGTTAGCCCTCAAATGCAGATCACCACTCTTGCCGTATACATTAGCGTAGGTGTAAGCAGAACCCATAGCTATGCCGCCCTCGTCAGGCAACTGAATGTCCACTTCGGAATTAGCAGAGTTTACTACAGAACCACTATTTACCGATACCCCTGTGGAGGTTGTCTCAAATTTCTTACTGTTGTCATGGTAAAGCTCAGTCGCTCCATTATTAGTAGCTTTAAGAGCAGTTTCTCCAGAATTAACTTTAAGATATACATCACCACTTGCACCCGCTTGGACAATAACATCACCACTTGAATTTAGATTCCTCAGATATAAATCCCCTACACCATTCGCATCAATCCAATTATTACCATCATGGTAGATTTGCAGATCGCTGCTATTACCTAGAATAACTTTTTTACTGTCGTTAAGTGTTAAATTTCCACCGACTGTCAGGTTTCCAGAATTACTCAGCGTCAGTTTATCACCGCCAGCCCATTGCAACCCAAACGTGCCATTGTTGTTATCTATGTCCCATTCACCCGCAGAACTTTTTAGGCGAACACTAACTAATGAACCGCCGCTTTCAAAAATACTCCAGCCGTTAACGTGTAGGTACGAAGCTGCATTTGGAATTGTGTTTATGCCTACTGGCCCGCCCTCAAATTTAAAGCCTCTCGCTCCTGTCCCTCCCGCTTGGTTTCGGAAATGTAAATAATGGTCACCGTTTGAGTCAGCGTCTTGTATGTAGTCAATGTATGAGTGGTAATCTTGAACATAGAAACGTAAACACTCTGACGCATTTCTGCCAAACTTTAATTCGTTATCACCCTCGCCGCTATACAACGTGTGGTCTGCCCCAGTTAGAGCAAGGTCTGTTTCCCCGCTTAACGTCCCAGAGTTGAACGCTAGTGTGCCACCGACTGTTACGTTTCCGCTAAAAGTCGCAGTAGTTCCAGAAAGGGGCTTACTTAAAACGATAGTGCCAGCCGATCCATCGCAACGTAAATATTCTGAGGGTGTGTTACTTGATGTAGCCGCATACAAAGACAAGTCCCTACTGTTAGAATTGCTGTTGTACCCCGCCCCAATAACAATGTCATTATCCCAACTGTAAAATCTAGTAGCTCCATCATAAACAATTCTGGAGTTCCAGTTCATGTCGTTGGAACCTATTTGCACCTGACCGTTTGACCTCCAACTAATCTGCGGAGTGCCGCCCCCTGTCTCTACTGAGAAATCTGCTGTGCCTCCATTAGCATCTGCTCCGTTAACTAGGAGTCTGCCCGTAGCTGTAAGATTATTACTGACAGTTACAGCACCACTAAAGGTTCCTGTCGTTCCAGACAAAGCAGCAAATGTGCAACTGCCAGCTACGGTTAGGTTGCCACTAAAATCTCCTGCCGCACCATATATAGTAGACCATCTGTTTGCCGATGTGCCTAGCGTTATGCTGTTAGTGGGGTAGACGGCAGTTGAGGAACGCATTCTAGTGCTGCCAAAATCCTCACCTACGTCCAGCAAGTTATTGCTAATTTGACCCTCTAACGCACGTTTTGACCCAAAATAAAATCGGCTTGTACTATCTCCACCAAGGGTCAGGTTGCCGTTGGCAGTTACTCCTCCGCTGCCTAAAAATGTAGCAGCACCACTACTGGCGATTGAAAAATATGTACTACTGCCTTGGACAACTTGAAAAGCGTAACCCGTTGTCCTATTTTGTTCGCCACCTATACGAACGTCTGTTCCAGAAGAGCTATTAGACGCAGAACGGTTGCCCAGTATTTTTAACGTCTGGTTTTCGCCAGAGTCTTCACAAGATATTAGGTTTTCATATTGGGAGGTACGGGAAAGTTTTATTCCGTTTTCAATTTTTAAATGTCCCGTGAGTGTGCCGCCAGAAGTTGGGAGTGCGGTTAATTTATTGCCAGAGGAAGTTCCAACATAAAGTTTGTTGTTGTCATCAATATTAACACCAAGCTCACCGACATCTAAAGCACCCAGATCACCTGACCCTCCTACTCGCCGCTTAATTTTTATGGTGTTAGCCATTTAAAACGTGCCGCCGTCAATTGTCTTGTTATCTAAAACTTGTGTAGCGGTTAATGTACAAACTGAGGTTGTGTCTACCGCTATACTGTAACTGCTATTAGTTCTGTTTACCCCTATTCCGCTGCCTCCTGTTATATTTAACGTGTCTCCAGATGCAAACGCAGCAGAACTTCCCCCGTCATTGCTGACGTTCATTGTAAAGTTGTTTGCGTTAGTTACCCCTGTGTAACCGAGGTTGGCCAAAGTAATACCAAGACTCGTTCTTGCGGCAGATGCACTTGTCGCCCCCGTGCCTCCATTGGCTATTGCAACTGTTCCTGTTACGTTGGCCGCCGTTCCAGTTGTGTCTTGGTTCCATGTAGGAACTGTCCCAGTAAGACCAGTATAAGCTACGTTGGTTGCAGTTGAAGCGTTACCGCTTAACGCTCCGTAAAAAGTAGATGCCCTAACATTGGCTTGAGCCGATATGGTAACATTTCCATCTGTCCCTCCAGTTTCATCCGTAGTGACAAAACTAAACTCATCGGCAGATTCATCCCAAATTAAACCAACATTGTCAGACGATCCTCTTTCTACCACAAAACCAGAATCTAAAGTTGGTGTTCCAGATTGGTCTTTGGCTAAAAATATAAGACTATCTGCAACCACAAGATCGTTTGTGTTAACGGTAGTAGTTGTTCCGTTAACTATCAGGTTGGAAACGGTAGCGTTTGCAAATTGAACATTATCGCTTGTACCTAATCCTAAATTTGTCCTAGCCGTCCCTGCGTCAGTTGCCCCCGTTCCACCTTTGGCGACTGCTATTGCTGTACCGTTCCAAGTTCCGGTTCCAATTGTTCCAAGCGTGGTGATGTTTGTTGATCCAGCCCATGTGGACAATGCGGTGTTTTCAACATTGTTAATTGAAAGGTCAGATTTAAATTCAGCAGTTGTGCGTCCTGTTAATCCCGTTGACCCGTAAACTGCTACCTCACCGGAACTACACGCTTCATCCAGCTTAACTATATTGTCATTTGCTAAACCGACCTCGCCGCCAATACGGGTTGCGGTAACAGCACCTCCAGATGTTGACTGCCGCCCAATATACAAACGCTTGGTTCCGTTAGCCCAAGCTAACTCACCATAAACTACGTCCGAATTACTTGGGTTGCTTGTGCTGTCCCAAGTTGAATTTTTCTTAATCTTTAAAACATTTGCCATTAGTTAAACTCCTCGCATTCTATTACTGTATGTCCGTCTGAGTCTACCGATCCAGCAACAACTCTTTTGTACTCTGAACTATCTGAAATTCTTAAATCGCCATCGTAAACCAAAGTCCCGTCAGCAACGGCAGGGACGCTACCCTCATTGGTTAGCTTTATCTTTGCTCCCTGCTGAAATTCATGCGTAACGTATATTTTTTTTGATGCCATTATTTCGCCACTATTCTTGTTGAAATACTTGGGTCGCTAACATTCACCGTTACATTGCTTGACGTTGCCGTTACTTGCGCGTCAATCATCTCATAAGTTCCGCTATTATTTTTAAATACCGTAACATCTGGAATGTACCCAAATGTATGTGAAAAACTGCACGGGTAGTTACTCGTATTAGGGACAAACTCTATAACCTTCGGAGCGGAACTTGTGGTCGTCGTTGAATTGCCATTGCTTGTAGTCGTCGTCGGGGTTGGATAAACGTGATTGTCTACGTTTGTATAATAGGCCCCTTCTTGGTTATCTAGCTTGTCGGCGTTGTCTGACGTTTCGGCTTTAAGGTTTCCGCTGGAGTCACGTTGTGGAATTGCGTTTGATCCGGTGCCGAGATTGACTCGTTCTGATCGGGTTGCCCCTCCTACCGCAATTTGCCCCTCGGCAAGTTCTGGCTCATCGAGGGCAGGGTTGCGCTCAACTACGGGAGCTTGTCCCGATCCAGCGACAGTCAGAGTGCCGTCTGATGAAAGAGTCGCATCTCCATTGATGCTGATTGCTTTAAATTTGCCATCGGGCTGGGCGACAAGTAGCTGCGCTTCATCAGCCGGTTTGAGTTTAGCCGGGTTGATCTTCGCTTGTTTGCTAATGTCACCGTCTTTAAGCATTAGAAGAAGTACAATGTAAATACCCTTGGGTTTCTTCCTGTGGCAAATACACCAGTTGTACCGGGATCTAACCAAAACTTAACAGTAATTTCTCTGTTAGCATCAACTGTATCACTATTTTGCCCACCATTTGTTCCTGCTAACGGAAACGCTTGAGCAGCAGAATCCCATTCACCATGACCTAACACTTTAACAGTATCATTTTCCGCATAAATATTTGCTTCAAATTTAATGGTAAACTCACCTACAGTTGCCGTTCTACTTACTTCAGCTATTCCTGACTCTGCTAAAAGTTTAAAATTTGCAGCAGTTACAGCAGTATCAGCGTCCCAATCAAATGTTCCACCACTTTGGATAACGTAACAAAATGCTCTTGGAATACATGGATGATGCCCAAAAGTTAATCGCGCCCCTATTGCAGTTGAATACAAGGTTTGATTCATACCAGTTGCTGGCAAAGCTCCAGCCTTTCCATGCCACCCTGTTGTTCCAGATTCAGTATTCGGATCAAAATCTATAATACCACCCCAAAACTGATTAGTTTCTTTAGCAATACCTCCGGAAGAACTTGAACCACCACCGGGAGCTATTGAATTAATTGTTACGGCGTAGTTACTTAACGCTGAACTTCCCACCGAGTTAGTCGCCATCATATCTTTAACAATACCGCCATCTTTCACTTTTAGAGTGAAATCATTTGCTGTTTGGTCTGTAACTTCTAAAGAGGATTCTTCAGTATTAAGCGTTTTACTTTTTAATAAATATTCATCTGTCCATGCTTCCCCTGTTTTTGTAGATGAACCAATAAGGAACGCATTTCGCTTTCCTGCGTACAACTCGTTAAATTTATTGGTGGCATCACTTGCTAATATGACTCCCTTTTTACCCGCACCCGATTCTCCGGTAGTGACGGCATCGCCCATCTTCGATGCCGGGATGGTTGTATCTGCCAACTTTGCTCCCGTGATCCCGCCATCCTGCATATCCACGGCACTTACCGTGCCGGTAATTGCTACTGATGGTTTTGCCCCTTTGCGCAACCTCGCTAACGTGACTGCTTCATTATCTGGAAAATTTTCTCCTGCTTCTACTGTTACTGCTAATGGCATATTTAAGTGTCCTTTCTAAAAAACTGTGTACTGGGTAAACCGTCTACAACAACGCTTGTTACCTTTGTGCTTCCCTTGGTGCCGTTGACCACCACCTGGGCGAACCGACCTCTCTCGTTTAAGCGTAATTTGTGACTACTCTCTTGATGCAGATTGGGAAACACTCCGTTTGTCTTTGGCCGAAAATCTCCGATCACCGCATAGTCTTGTCGGTACGGAGTATTAAAATCATCATTGACGTTTGTCGTGTCGTAATCAGCGGCATAAAACGGTTTGTAATACTTCGTTCGATCAAAAGTGACCGACTTAACCGATACCGTTTCTTTTGCCCCATCAACGGTTGCCTCGGTGTTAAAGGCACTATCCAACGTCTGAACATTGACCCTAGCCTCATGCCAATGTTTACGATCCGTGGTTTTTAGGTTGTAGCCTCTGGTAACGAGTTTATCTACAATTACACTTCGATTTATCTGATTTCCGCTTATTAGCTCATCAGTCAAGCCACCCAACTCTCCGTCATCATACAATCCAATGGCACCGTCATAATTTAAATAACAAAGCCTCTGTTTCCCCCAAACCGTGACTTTTACCCATTCCTTTACCCCGACAAGCGTGTCATATCCTGACCATGCTTGATTAAGAAAATCATACACAAGCACCGCATTATTGTTTCCGTCTGCGGAATCATCCAAACAAACGGAAAGATAATAACGGTTATTGATAAACGCGGCGGTGGCGTTGTCTGACTTGTCCCAGTTGATGCGATCAATTAACGGCTGGATCGGATCGGAAAGAGGAACATCCACCCCCTGCACCGCACCACTCTCTGTTATCTGCAAACTACAAACACCGCGCTGATCGGAAAGAAACCATACATCTCGCCCTACGCTGACAATCGATTTTGGCGAAGCACACCCATAAGAACTCGTTAACTGATCCAACACCAGATCACCGAGATTGCCGTAAATGTTCCTTACGGCAAAAATTGATTGCTCCTTAAAGCACAATACAGTTGTGCGATCAAACTTGTGCAGGGCAACCAGTTTATCGGCACTCCCTTGATTGATGCGAAACGATGCGAGAACAGGCTGATAGCGAGTTGGATTCAAAAAGTCACTACAACTCACAAGATCACGCGAATGAGGAACAAGCATACGATTCTGAAAATAGATTGCTCCGTAGCCGGTGTTGGGGATTGGCTCAAGCCCGGTTCCATCTTCGTTTTCTTCTAAATCTTCATCTGTTTCTGCTGGGGCGATCTCTTTAAAACCCTCATCCAAATCATCCATGATGTAAGGTTCTTTATCATCACCTCGAAACATTAAAAGATTCTGGAACGCTTGGACAAAATGCACCGCACCATCGGGATGCAGACCATTCAACTTAAAAGCCATCATCCCCTCTCGCGTGGCGTAAACCCCATCACTTGCCGCAACGATCAAATACTCGATGCTGTTAGGATCGGAAAAAACACCAACCCCATACACCGTCCCAAAAGAAAACACACGTTGCCCCGTAAGTTCTGTCCAACCGGAATTAACATTACCGGAACCATCTAACGGGGCGATTACCGTTCCCGCGTTTGCAGAGTTTCTTTGGAAGTATGGGCCTTTATCCTTGTTACTGATCGGGCCTTGAGTCGCGTTTATTTGAACATTAGCCGGTTCAGAAACGGACACATTTGAAATCTTACCAACAAAGGTTGCGTTAGCTTGAAGCAACAATCTCTGAGGTTCGCTACCAACAGAAGTAACAATGCACTCATGGGTGCCAACTGTTGTAAAAGTCGGCCTAGACGTTTGATCGTGACCGACAAAAACCTTTATGCTGCCGGTGTTGTTAATTTCATCAATTGTAAATTTGACAAAATAAACGTGCCCTACGGTTGCTCCGAAATCTTGGTACAGATTTGAAGAATCACTCTGTACCGCAGTAGTAATGACTGCTTGGTTTCCCGTTATTGTCCAGCCGGTGCCTTTAGTCCAAACAGAGTCAGTAGCAAAATTACCGTTTGTAATTCCAGTTGCGACAAAGGAATCTACCCCCCAAGTTTCTCCTGCCGATTCACAAGCTGTTTGGTTATTGTATGAATCATCGCTACATACCCATCTACGCTTTTTACCACTATACCTAACGATCTCATTTGCGGCGTAAACTTTATGGTCGTAGTCTGCTCCTGCCTTATTTCCCCAAGGCATGATGACTACACCGGGGCGCGTTTGAGCCGATCCGTTTACGAATCGTTTATTTTTTGCTTCTGATGCTATTCCCGGCGAAAGAAGGGCAGGATCGAGCCTCATGTTGACTCCTAAAAAACCTTGATCCCCGTCTGATATGTATTCTGGCATTACCTTCTTTCCAATTCATATTCATACTCTGCGAGCTTATTCAGCACTTCCTCTGTGAACCGTGGGGCATGAAACGCTGCCCTCGGAAACTCCGGGTGCTTCAGAAATTGCTCCACCGAATTTAGCTTCGTCTGTTTGCACCCCAACGACATACTGAGAATCACGAACAGCAGTAGCAATGAGTGTTTTCTTATGCTCCCACCGTTCCTTTGCATTTTGCTCTTTTATAGTTTGGTGCAACTTTTCAAATAGCTTTAGCAAGCTAGGAAAAGCATTTATCAAGGTCGCTATAGCCTTGATGACACCCATTATTCACTCGCTGCTTTTTCCGCTTTCTTAACACCGTGGCGTAGGAAGATCGCGAGGATCGAAGTTACTCCGATGTTAAGCGCAGCACTCAGTTCGATCTCCCCACTCATGTATGCCCCAGCCGCCGATAAAATTGCCGCTACTGCTGTAAGCACGGTTTTTGACTTTACCATAACTTTCTACCTCCTTTTTTCTTTTTAGGTTTATTGTAGTTCATAAATTTTTAACTGCTGAAACAGGGGGGCTACTGCCCCCCTGCATCAGCATCAACAACTTCCTCGTTGTCCTCCAGTACACCAGCACTAGATTCTGGCTGTTTTTCTAGGTACTCCAATAAGGTTTGCGCACTTTGTCTTGCTTGCTCATGCGCATCCGCTGGGATTGCTGCTTGTCGCGTAATTGCGTACAAACTTTGTAGGGATTGTTTTAGCTGATCGATTGTCATTTTCTTTTTAGTATGAACCGTCAATTTTGACTTCCACTTGATTGGATTGCCCTTCCTGACGTTCAAATTTATCCACCAAAGCAATTAATGCTTTTTCTGCCATACCGTGTTGCGCGCCTCCTAGTGCCTCTCTTTCATCTGAAAACAAAAGATCAGCCGCAGCGGAATGCGTTAAGTATTTTTGAAAATCTCTCGGAATATTAATGATGCCCCAATCAGCCGTTCCGTCACTTGGATCGTTGCTGCTTGATGAAGTATGATCCGTCTTGGCTTCGTACAGATCAAAATCAGCACCCGTTGCCGGATACCGAACCACATCCCCTATCTTGTAACTATTACTGGCAACCCAAGTGTGGTAAAAAATGTTTGGAACTATCTGCCGATATTGAATGTAAACAATATTTGGCCCATCAATGACTTGGATTCCGTTTTGGCTTTGGCTGAAGTTCTCCTTTTCCGCTTTCTTATTGGCGCGCGGATCGTCATCCCAAACAGACAAAACATCTCCTATTTTGCTCTCCCCTGCCTGTTCCCAAGCCACATATTTGTCCAACGCAGTTAACTTACCCCACCTATTATTATTGCCTGTGGCGGTGGGCAACAAAGTGCCACTGGAAGTGTGTGCTGTGTGACAGGCATAAAATAAACCGTCAGAAGCGTATTCAACAATATCACCCACAACATAAGCCGCCCCGGCCACCCACGGATCGGCAGCGTAGGATTGCTTGGATTCAGCCCAATGCGTTGTAAGTGTTGGCACATTGCCATTAGTTGCTTTTAGCGCCTGATAATATTTTTTTTCTGTAGGGTAATACACTTCATTCCCGGCAACATAATTTGCCGTGGCGCTGTAAAGTGCTCGGTAATACCGCTTTTCCGTCTTGATCAAATCCGGCCAAGCGTAAAACTCCCAAATTTGTTTAAGGCGAGAATCCAGATACGTTTTAATGGCATCAGAATCATCGCCACTTAATTCTTCATAAACCCGCTGGCAATAGGAAACAATCCGGCGAACCAGATCGCTATATTTTATGATTTCCAAGGTGTCATCTCCTTATTGTCTTTAAGCATCCGCTTCACATTGGAATCACATTTCCAAAAATCGGGATCTTCCTGCTGCCAACGAAACCATGTTCGCGCATCACAAACCCCTTCAAGCCACAACTCTGCTTTTTTGTTTTGTTGAAAATTTTTGTATCGTTGAAATATTGATCCTGCGCGGCGCCGATACTTCGCCTTTTCCATATTTACGTATTCACGATATATTTCTGGATCACGTAAAGCCCGGTCAGCACGGGCGGCTTCCCGCCCGTGCTTTCCGAACTTTGGAATGAGAATTTGCCCCGGCATTAAGCCTGAACATCGCGCCTATCAGCCGCCCTATTGACGCTGATCCAGATACGCGCTTCTCCTGCTGTTGTAACACTTACATTATCTGTAGTGCTTATCAATTTAGCAGTAACGTACTTGCTAGTATCATCCTCCTCATAACGACCAGCAACAGCATTTGTTCCAGCACCCAATAGGTAAACTGAATTTGCCGCTGCTTCTACGTTTTGACCGTCCAACAATTTGTCAACGTGATCAGTTACACCAAGGTCAATTGAAGTTCCTGTTGCTGCGTGATCAAAAGGAGTAACGATTTCCAAGATGGCATCTTCAACAATGTCACCTTTAGCTAATCCAAACAGATTAATCGTTTCTGATGTTGCGGCGGCAGTAAAATCTCCATGCAACAAAACGATACAATCTGTGTACCCTTTGGGGTTATTGGCTCGCTCTTGGTTAGTTAATCTATAATGTCTCATATATTTCTTTTAACCTCCGTATTAAGCACCATTGTCAATTGCCGCTAATCCTTTTGGATTTTTACAGCAAAGCGAATAGATCGTCTTGGCGTAGCCTCGCGGCCCACCACCTTCGTCGTCCATGTTCACGGCGTGTAAGCCTTCCATGTACTGTAGTTCAAGCAGATCAAGATCAAGAACGAGTCCTGCTTCTGTTTTGAAGTTTGTTCCATCGTGATCAAGGAACACGGACGGAATCACGTTCACACGACCAAAACTGGAATTAAAAATCTTAATTTCCAGATTGATTGTCTTGGCGGCGGCGCTGTCGTTAATTGTATAACGACGAGTATTTGACTCTGGCTCTATGCGAGTGAAGTTATCAATCTTCTCAACCACTTCCGGCCCAAAAACACCCATGTAGGTTTTCTTGGCAGAATGTGTTTGATAGAGGGATTGCAACACACCGTTTAGATCGTTTTCAGTCAGGTTTCCACTCGCATTGATGTCCTGCGCTTCTGGGGTGCGATATTCAGTTGGAATATCACCAGCAGCAGTACGGTTAGCCAACGTGTCACCTGTTGCAGCATCCCGACCACTTGCCGTCCACTTAAACAACCCACGGGTTTTCCAAGCGTCAGCACCGTTGCCAGCCTGTCGATCATTGTTGGAGCAGATAGTTGCTTCAATGTCGCGCTTCATTTCACGAAGCGTTTTCATTTTAGCGTAGTCGTACTCATTAGATACCGCTGCGGTATCCACCAACATCTGAACATCGCTCACACCAAAATCACGGGTCGCAATTTGGATGTAGTTACCGAATCTCTGACGTTTTACCGCTTTATTGGAAAACGTCCCAATGTCCTTGCCTTCTGGCTGCCCTGCTGTACTTGGGGCGGCCAGTTCATCAGCCAACACTTCTGTAAAGGTGGCTTTTGGCCCCGGCCCTTTACGCATGGCAGAGACAACGGGAGTTTGTTCCGGTTCTAAAATTGTTAGAACGTCACGTAAATCTTCCCTGTTACCACCAGTTGTAGAAGGCGAGCCATAACTATTTGCTCCTGCCATAGTTAATTATCTCCTTATGCCGCTCTCGCGGCCGACTTTGCTCTGAGCAGTTGTAAAACTGCATCTGGACTACCATTGGAATCAGCAACCGCTTGTTCAGCTTGAGACAACGCTTTGCCTGTTCCGGCAGAATTTGCCGGGGGCGGGGCGCTGGATGGGCTTGTCACCTTTGTCGGTGAAGCGGATTTGGAAACCTTCTTGGGTTTTGGTTTGGACGGGGGCGCGTCAGCAGTTAACTCTTGGTTATAAACCTCAAGTCCTTTGTAAAACACTCCCACTAATTGTTTATAATTAGGAAAGCGTTTTAGTTCCGGCATTTGACGTAATATATCCTGATACTGCGCGTATTGATCGCTGGAAGATTCGTTCCAAGCCGGAAAGTGATTGGAAACCATTCCATCCATTTTGGAATGATCAGCCAACCATTGTTCACGCCTTGGGATTTCCTCATCTAGCATATCTTCTGCGTAGTTAAGAAGTTGCTCTGCCTGATCGCTGTCGTATTCAACCGTCTTTCCGTCAGGTAGCTCATATTCACCCCCATCAGGATTTCTGGTTGCCCAGCGTTTCATGGCTCGAAATTGCTTTGTTTGATTCGTCAATTCACGCTGAGTCATTACACCGGCAAGTGGATCACTTGCCGCTAAACGATCTGTGCCTTGCTTATCGAGCAATTCCTGCAACTTTGAGTTCTCCTGCTCAACTTTCGATAAACGAGTTTCTACCTCTCGGCGTTGTTCTTCGGCTAACTTCTTTTGTGATGTTAGCTTTCCGATTCGTTTATTGATTGCCGCCTGAGTCCGATCCTCCGATTCTTCAGCTTCCTCCCCTTCATCCGCGTCCTGCGCGTCCGGTTCATCGTCTGCCTCCTCAATCGGGGATTCCTCTGCCCCTTCTGAATTTTCCTCTAATACTTCATTTTCTGGTTCTTCAGATACATCCGGCTCGGTCTGCTCTTGTACCTCGCCAGTTTCCGATTGGGCCTGACGTTCCTTTAACATCGCCCCAAGACCCTCAAGGGTGACGTTATCCGCGTCATTAACGGCTGACGGTTGGCTCTCCTGTTGTTCTGCAACTGTGCTCATGCTTTTAACCTTGCAAGTCGGTAACATTGGTTAATTTGGGATAACCAAAGAAAAACCCGATCCGCAGAATGAATCGGGTCAGAACAACAAAATCAAACGTGTGATTTTGTTTTTAAGAGGTTTAAGAGGATTACCGGGTTTTTAGGTGAATTTAGTTATCATCATCTTCTGCAAGTTGTTTATAAAATATTTCAGACAATCTGCATTCTACTGAAATAATTCCATTAATCGTTCCAAGCGCATGATTTTGTTGGCCCGGTAAATCTGCATATTTAGGCGCAGATGACCAATCGATTTGCTCGTTTCGCATTGTATCTAATAAAGCAAAGACGGCACTAAATCGGTGATCTAGCATCAACGACTTAACATCCTGCTCCATTAACTCCAAATTGTTAGTATATTGGTGTTTTAACTCTTTTACGGGTACTTCGTTCATATTTCCTCGTTTCCTGATGCTTTCATTAGTTTTTTTAGACTTTCCCTAGTATAAAAGCGCCATCCTTTGTTTAGACGGTGCATATCAATTACTTGTTTTTCTCCTAAAACAGCCAATTGTTCACGGGTTAACCCGGTGACTTCAGCCGCTTGCCCAGCCCTAACTAACAAGGGTAACTCATTAATAGTCATAAAAAATCGCGTCATTTGCAGGGGAAAACCCTCCAGATGTGGCAAAGGTTTGATTATCCACGTATTCGATCCCTCTTTTAAAAAGATACCGATCTGGATCAACCACATCTTTTAGCGCCCCCTTTTGTCCATCCATGCCGGTGTATTCCGCATAGGCATAGATACTTTGCTCACACTCACTACTAATAAAAAACTTGGGATGATTCATTGCACTAACCGGCTGAGAATCGTCGTAATCGAGCATATCGTTCAATACCATGATTCCATCTTCCACATCCCCGCCCGGGCCGGGATACCAGATATAACTTGGCCCGACTAAATTACCTTCTGGATCAAATTGCTCCTCCTCCATCATGCTAATGATGCTTTGACCCTGCTTGACGTTAGGAACTTCGGCGCCGCCGCCGCGAGGATCGATTACCCGTTCAAATATCTCCTCATCCCCCTCTAGTTTTTTCAGTAATTTTTTGTACCCAATAATGGATAAGCCCAAACTGGTTTGCGCACTTCCCGGTTTACCGTCTGGTTTATCTGATGGTAGCGCCCATTCCCCGTATGTTTTTCGATCCGGCCACTCCCGATAAAGAAACACACGATTGAGATCATCGATGATGTACCATTTTAAAAACCAGTTTTTACTGCCCCCCGGATCACAACTGCAATATCGAGTTCCCGTGGTGGGAATATCCTCCGGTTTAACCACATGGACATTCTCGTTAAATTTAGGAAACGCTTTGCCCTCCAGGCGTTCAGCCCAACCGTAGGCACGAATTTTAATTTCCTCGGTTGTTTTGCCGCCCAGCATTTTTACGATATTCTTATATCCCCCAAAAGGATTCCAAATTGAATGAAAACAAATGATGGCAGCACTACGACTTCTCGCCTCCAGAATGTAAGGCATTTCTCCAGCCTTACATCCCGGCACATGAATCCGATCCCCTTCCAATAGTTCAGCCGGGCGGCTCTCCACAACACGCGCGCCAGCCAAGTATTCTTTCACCGTCATCGTGTAGCCTTTAACGGGAGTAAAGGTAATCAGCAGTTTTCCGCTGCGAGTGACAATGCGGTATCGAAGGGTTTTAACTAATTCATAACCGATAAGCTCATCAGCCCAGATCAGGTCTAATTCCCCTCCCTCAAACACCTTCTCATCCATCGAATAATTAAGGAAACGGGTGCGACTTCCGTTTGGTAGAATAAAAACCTGATCTGCAAATCCTCCCTTATCCGTCCACCGGACGTTGGTGGTTTGGCCCACTTTCCCAATGTTTCGCCATTCGGGAGGCAGATAGCGCCTGACAACAGGCTGTTGCATTTCGATGCTACTGGGCAATGTCGAGTGAAGGCACCAGACGTTTTTACTACCGCCTTCAGATAAGGTTTTGGCTGTTTTGTAGGCTGCGTATTCAGTCTTACCGCTACGGTTGCCGCCTAACACCAAGACTTCTTCGTAATTTTCCAATAACGTATCACAATCATCCCACGATTGTAACCGCACTCCATACGACAGCGGATCATGTTTTACCCGCGCGATTGTAGCCTCACGTTTATCCAGAAATTGCTTTAAAAAGGTGTACCCTTTTTCCTGCGCAATTTGCACCATCTCCGAATTGGTTAATTTCGGAATCGTGGGATAATCAGTCTGGATGTACTCAATCTGCATCTTGTTCTACATCAATTACGTTCGCCTCTTTTTCCTGTACCTCCATCTTAACTTTTTCCATCCAATCCTTAAATTCGTCTGCCCCCATTTCTTGACGGGTTTCAACGATGTGCGTGGGGCGTCCTTCCAACTTTCCAAGATGGTCTGATAAAATGCCATATACTATGCCCTTGTCTCGCGCTGGCAAATCACCGCGTTCCAAGGCTTCAATTAATCCATCGATTGCAACTCTATGGGCGTACCTTGTTTTTACTAAAAGCCGTTGTGTATAGGCTTCCAAGCGCCCGTCATCCTCGGCTCGACGTTCCAGCGCCGCCACCGTGTTCCGACTGACTCCGCACAACTTGGCGATTTTTTTGTGAGTCATATCGGGTTGAGCCAACAGTTCCAACATAAGGTCTACCTTTTCCTTGTTGCGCTCAATGATTGCCCCACTAAATTCACCCGGCTTCGCATCATAAGCCTTGAGCATTGCTTTGGTCGTATCCTGCACTTCTGCAAGATCGAACATCTCAGACTGCCCAACGCTTACCTGACTGATTGGGTTATCTTGAGTTTTTAGGTTTTCCTGCTTTTGAACCATAATTGTAACCATGCGTGGTATTGTTTATTCCGCGCTTGGCCCAAAACTTTTCGGCTCCTGCATCTATTGCATCTTTGGAGCCTTCAATATGCTGTGTTCCTATTTCACCAACCGGATCAGCTTCGTGGACATTTACCCTAGTTTTCCCTGCAAATGTTTTAACCTTTGCCATTTCTCGTCCAATCTTTGACTTTTTTTTTGAATGTATAGGGATCGTGAACAATTTGTTTTTGCACCGATTTAGAAAGGTCGCTCAAAGTATCTCCACGTTTCATCAGTTTATTTGCGTATAGATATTCCAAGATATTCCATTCCTCAGTCGGATCACCCGCGCAACAGGCAAATATTTGTTTTACCTCCCTAACCGTTAAACTCATTTAGTGTTTCGCGGAACAAACCACCATTTCTGCACGTTTACCTTGAGTTTACTGACCTTGGTATCCCCCCGCATAAACACGTTTTCCTTGAGTGGGCCTCCAACCATAATCAAATCCCCTTTCTTAAAGGTCTTACTGATTTGATCCGCTACTTCATTCCAGCCATAACATTCAACCCAGTTCGGGTCTTTATCTTTGCCTTCTGGAACCGCAATGCTGAAGTTAACAACATTTGACGTAGCCAATTCTTTTTTCTCAGGATCACTCCCAAGCCTTCCTATTCCTGTGTACCAGTTCATAAATTTTTTATCTTATTCCTGACATTAGAAAAAGTATGATGAAAACCGTTGAGGCAACAAAACACCAAAACCACACTTCTTCCTTTGTCCATTTCATTAAATGTAAGTATCTGGATACTCGACCGCATCCACCCTTGAATACAGATCACCCACCAATGCCGGGCCTAAATAACGATATTCATACTTATACTTATCGTCATAATCGATTTCTCTAGTATGAAATTTTTGGTGATAACCTTCTCTTTTTCTATGAAACAACTCACTTCGATACGTGTTAAAAAAATGTTGAGGATGATGTTTTTTTAACCATTTCTCGTATCTTTCCTGTTGCCTTCTATTCATTTTGCGCGTCCTTCCTCGATTGCAATTTCTTCATCTGATCTGTGATGTTCGTAAAACCTGACGCAATCCTTCTTAAATCTAAATTCAGCATGACCCTGTGGCCCTCCACGTTGCTTTAGCACCAACAGATCAACGCGGGTTTCGTATTTACTCCAATGCCGTTGCTGCTGCGCGGTTTCCTCAGTTTCCGGTAATGGGTACAACGCACATACCATGTCTGCATCCTGCTCAATTTGCCCAGACTCACGCAGATCAGCCAAAGACGGCTTTTGCATTTTGCTCTGTGCTGTATTTCGATTTAACTGAGCACACGCAATGACCGGGACATCCAACTCCTTTGCCATTTGCTTGATTCCCCGGCTCACACTCGCCACCTCCTGC